CGAATAGATATCTCTTTCAAAAGGAAATAAATTTTCTATTTCTGGTATAGAGAAATTATGTCGCTGAGTCAAATTAAATATTAAATAGTAATAGTTTATTAACGAATTATGACTCAGCCCCACGGAAAAAAATCAGCAATTCCTTCCAATTCAATAATTCTATCATTCTTTTTAGTATTGGTATACTTAATAGTATGGCGAAGTTTTGGCATTGTATCTACAAATTCATCTAAAATCTTTTCATAATTTACTTTTCCAAAATTATTTATGAATTCCTGTTTTTCTTCTAAGCTATATGATGCAGCATCATATACTTTATCTCCTTCATAAATCGTTTCCAGACAGGATGCTATCATATCAATTTTAGTTTTTACCGATGTATCATTAATAGTAGGGTATCGGAATTGAATTTTAATATCATTTCCAATATCTATTAATGTATGATGTTCTGGAAATATAGTGGGCTTAATGGAATCTATATCGACATCAAATGAATATATTTTATTATCCTCTTTATCTCTATATCGCAGGGTCACAACATCATTAACAGATTTGGCTCTAATTTGTAAAAATAGATACTCTACATCGAATATTGGTAATTTATTGACATCTATAGAACTGTCACCAAGACAATTTGTTAATACTTGTTTAACAGCATTCGCAGTATCTTTTGGATCATTGCTTTCTTGAGCTATAAGAAATATTTTTTCTTCTCTTACAGTAAAGGGTCTAAATTTTACTTTATCTTTTACACTGATCAAAGATGTCTCAAAAGTTGGAGCGGAAATAATTGGAAGAGTCATTTAAAACCTCATTATAGTATGGTAATACCGGTTGCTGGTAAATTTGTTATTTGGGAAGGCTGTTGTGATATCGATAGGTTATTTGTATTAGAATTAGCAGGATTAGTTGTGGAGTAGTACGTATACGCAAAAGAAGCTGGAACAAGCACCAAGCTGTCTGTTGCAGCCCATGAAAAATTAATAGGACCGACTGATACAGGGAATATATCTTTAAATGTGGTTGTCATGATCGTTCCGCCATCTTGCCCAAATTGCGTAAGGGTTCCTTGCCCGATATAACTATCATGATAGTTTAAGAGCATAGCCCCTGATCCTGAATACGAGGGCATCACTAGATTTATCCAACTTTGTAAAAGTTCTAAAATATTTCCAGATGCATCACAATAAAACATAAGATCTAAGTTGGAAAAATTCGTACCTGTAGCATATGGCATATCAATACCATATCCGAGACGTTTTGTAGAATTAGTTTCGATACGTCTATTTGGCTGTTGGGCAGATGTACATAATAGATTAATACTTTGGGCAGATCCTTTAACACTACTAGGAGGATTTAGCATCATTTCAAAATGGGCTTCTCGTGCCAAACTTTGATTTGTTTGAGATAAGAATGTTTGGATATTGAATGACATTATTTCTTCCTTATGGGTTTAGCAGGTTTCTTTTGTTTCACGGATGACAACATAGCAGCAGAATCCTTCCAAACAGCAGCAGTAGTTGCTTTTTGGAATTTCTGAGTAGGTAACATCAATGCAATATCCCATTCTTTAGGCTCAATGTATAAAAATTGGGATCTCACATGATCGTATAAATACATTTTAAAGCATGGCTTGAATAATGAAAGATTAGATGCATTTTTTAAGGTTTGGTATGATATCATTAAACGAGTTGTATCATCATACTTTTTATTATTAGCTATCGCATACAGAGCATCCATTAATTTAGCTCTTAGCACTGGTTGAAGATAGTGTAGGTTAATACCGTAGAATCCTCCGGGGAATGTTGCTACTGGAAATATAAGAGGGAATGCATCCCAATACGGAAGCTCATCTTTATGTTTAGCATCATATGTGAACATATACATACGTCCCGGCATACATGTATTAGTGGCCAAAGCATTCCCAAATAGTTTATCTCTATTAGAAATCAATCTAGCAGCTCTATAATTTAATGCCTTATTACGAAACCAATCTCTTGCCTCTTTAGATTTATTAGGAAGAATACCCAAATCAGCGGCTTTTTTAAGCATATTACTATAGATATATTTACTGGTGGTAGTTGAAACCATTTAAAATCATTCCTCGTTTTATATATTTAGTTGATAAAACCACTGTTCTTTTCTGTAGATATAACAAATATCCAGCCTCGTTCATCACAGAATTTTTTACATGCATTCCATTTCGCCTGATTGATCATATACGTAGAGGCTTCTTCTAGATATCTTTTAGTTTGACGTTTAGGTTTAACAGGAGGTTTGGTATACTTATCGGGTTTAATCTCCATTACAATTTTATCACCAGCTTTATTTTCTAAGTAAATATCTGGAAAATATCTATGGCTTTTTTGGTCAATAGGATTAAAGTATACAATAGAAAATTCTTCTGATGCCCATTTTAAAACAGAAGGATCTAAATCTAATCTACGGAATACTTGTAGTTCCCACCCAGAGCGATATATAATATTATTTGGATTGCCCATATATTTATCGGGATTCTCTGGGGTATAACGGCCTTTATAGGTTTTATAGTTCATTTAACTTATCTCACATAAATACTTTATCCAATATAATATTTATAGGGAAAGCCATGAGTTCAACCACTATTACTGACCCAAATGTAGTAAAACAATCTTACAAGCCATATACTGGCTCACAATCGCATGTATTTCCACCTGAATTAGCAAAATCTGCTAATTTTTTATCTATGAATATCAGATCATATCAAAATACTCCCGGAATAACTAGTGGAGGTTCTGCTCCTTCTGTATCAGGATATAATATTCACCTGCCTATACCATACGCAGGATTAGAAGATAATTTTCATATCGATTATGAAAATACTGCTAGAGATGTTTTAGGTGGCAGTGCGTCTGCTGCTATGGCTGCGTATCATAATAGAACAGTTGCAGGTGATCCCCATGCAGGATTTATTTCTAAATTAGAAAATGGTATACATGGTGCATGGGATGGTGTATCTGCCTTTGTGGGATCAGAACTTAAAGGAACTATTTTAAATAAAACTGGCACAATCGGGCAACAATATGTAGGACAAGCTGTTAATCCTAATATATCTGTCTTATTTAAAGGAATAGGTATTAGAACTCATTCGTTCCGATGGAAATTGGTAGCCAAAAATTCTGCTGAATCTAATCAAATATACGGAATAATAAAACTTTTAAAAACGGCTGCTCTTCCATCTAGAAACGCTAGTAATAGTTTTACTATCCTAGATTATCCAGATGTTGCATTTTTATCTTTGAATGGCCCTCAGGGTAACGGATTAATTACATTTGCAGGTTTTGGTTGCTTTATCGAAGATATTCAGGTAAGCTATGGTGGATCTACGAGTCCTGCATTCTTTTTAAATTCTAATGCACCAGTAGAAGTAGACCTTATGATATCATTTAGAGAACGTACTATTATAACATCGTCGGATATAGCACAATGACAACGCCTTCTTATTTCGGAAATTTTCCTAATACAGTTTATAATGGAACAACTATTCCTAATATATTCATGCGAGTTAAATTTCTAGAAACGTTACGGCTGGCTTCATCTGTATATTATCCATATGTTATAGAAGAAGGAGAAACTGCTGATGGCATCGCATCTTGGTATTATGGTAGTCCCGTTTATGATTGGGTAATTTACCTAGCAAATAATATCATAGATCCTTATAGTCAATGGCCCAAAACATCTGCTCAATTTTCAGATTATATTATTAAAACATATGGTAGTATACAAGCTGCTCAATCTGAAATATTATTCTATAGACGAGAGCCAGATATAGGATATCTATCTCCTGATGGTAGTCAATTTTCATCTTCTCCGCAACAGGGATATAATGTTGTGGTAAATAATACAGATTTAAGAATAACTCCATCATCATATGCTACTATACAAGATCCGGCCAATTACTTTCCAGTATATGCGTATGATTATGAGAATGAACTTAACGAAAATAAACGTAATATATCACTCATAGATAAAAGTCTATTACAACGAATTGTTTCTGAATTATCTGGATTACTAAATGCCTAACAATACATATAATCCCGGATCCTTATCCAAGATATCTCTAATCATCACCAACTTTGATGGATCTAAACAAATAGACATATCTTCTATATTCGTTAATCTCTCTATTACTGAAGATATTTTCAAGAATACATTATACGGATCGGTTATTATCAAAGATGCAATCGGCCTTCTCGAAGGTGCGCCAAATAATCCAAATTTACAAGGCTTTCCTATAGTCGGAGAAGAATTCCTTTTGGTATCGTATACTCCGTTAAATCAAGATACAGTTAATTTAAGATTTATGGTATATTCTGTTGACGATATCGTATACGGAAAATCCAATTTTAAAAAACAGTACACCCTTAATTTCTGTAGTGAAGAACATCTGATCGATTCTACTACAGTGGTAATGAAAAGCTATACTGGCATTAATTCAGATAATGTTCAAAATCTATGTAAGGATTTCTTACAAATAGATAAGGTAGATATACCATATAAAGGACATGCAATTAAGAAATTCGATAAGATACAGCCGACCAGAGGCAACCAGAATGTTGTCATTCCTAGATTGCCGCCAATTCAAGCCGCACATTTTCTTGCCAGACGTTCTATTGCGGCAGATGCAGCGATGAATACAGGTACATACCTATTCTTTGAAAACTTTAAAGGATTTAATTTTTGTGATTTGGAATATCTTATCACCCAAGGAATAACAAAATTTAATTCATTTGGTAAATATACTTCTCAGACAGATTATCATCCTATGGTATACAGATTCGAAGATCCTATTGTGGTTGGCTCTACATCTAAACAACCACAACTAAGAGAAATGAATGCCATTCAAGCAATGCATCAAAAACATTATTTTGATACTATTGAAAAATTAAAAAGAGGACTAATAGAATCCGATACAGTCCTATTCGATTATACCAAAGGAACTTATTCTCCTACCAGATATAGGTATATAACTACTCTTGACAAAACCAATACCAATCAGGTTGGATTGGGCAATGAGACAGGAAACTCCTTTCCTACCAATAGTAATTCTTTTATGACATTTGCTACATCTAATAGCGATAATGTCGTTAAATATAGTAAATTTTTCATGATACCTAAAGATACAAGCCAACCAGACACATTTCTAGATACGATTTATCCTAACAGGGCATCATATTTTACAGGAATGGCCCAGAATATGTTTACTCTAGATACTTATGGGAATACCAAAGTAAATGCAGGTGATGTCATTTATGCCACCATTCCATCTAGTGTAGATAATTCTCCTAATAAATTTATTAGTGGCTATTATCTTGTTTGTACTATTCGACATATCATAAGTCAAACATATTATCATATGAAAATGGATATCTATAAGAATACTGTTGACACAAAACTACCAACAATGGATTTACCTAAATCAAATACCACATCTAACACAGGAAATTCTAAATGATTAGTGACCTTCAACATATTATGGGAGTAGATCATACTATATGGTATGTCGGAGTTGTAGAAAATAGAGATGATCCATTAATGTTAGGTAGATGTCAAGTTAGAATAATTGGTATACACCCTGATGATAAAACATTAGTTCCTACCACAGATCTTCCATGGGCTATGCCAATTCTTCCTGTTAATGGATCACCGGCTTTTGCTGGCATGGGGCATTCTCCCGTAGGACCAGTTATTGGTACAACAGTTTTTGGTATATTTGCTGATGGTATAGAGCGCCAGCTTCCATATATGCTAGGAACGATTGCAGGCGGTGTAGGACACCTTGACGCAGGTTCTAGTGCATCACTAGGGGATACGTTATCAGGCTTCGTAGCGGGCTTTATTCCCACAGCTGCATCAACTGGCATGATATCCCGTGGAGCATTCTATGCTAAATTTCTATTACAGAATTTAAATAATGCAGGATTTAAAATAAAAGATTTTCATGCAGCGGCAATAATGGGAAATATTGCTGGCGAATCTGGTGTTCAAGCCGTGGTAGAAGGACATTTTGGGCATCCATCTGGCCCTCCTCCTATCAACAGTCATAATGTCGGATACGGATTTGCACAATGGACCAATAGTAGATTGGTTAATTATCTCAATTATTGTAGCCAACATAATAAGAACCCTCAGAGCGAGGATGCTAATATGAGTTTTCTCATATATGAACTTACAGGATCATTTAAAGGTATGTTAAATGCGTTAGCATCTGGCGGTACGCATAGTGCAGCTGGAAATCCTAAAGGACCACATAATGTGGATAATATCATAGGGGCAACGTCCTATGTCCTAGGACAGTTTGAACGTCCTGCCTATAGATGTTTAGCCACTACAACACCTCGTCGCATAAATTATGCACAATTGATATGGGCTGGCATGAAAGGTACTGGCCAGCCAGTTAGTGGAACAGGAACCCATTCATGACAGATTTATCAAACACAATTAATAATATCATAACTTCTACAGAAATGGCAATAGTAGATATAGCATCGACAGATTTTCTTTCTGTTTTCGGTGGAGCAGGGAACTTATCTGTAAATAATCTAACCCAATATATTCAAAGTTTTACTAATACTATCCCCATTTCTACTGTAGAAACATATCCAACGCTTTCTTCCACTACTTCAGATGTAGACACTAATACAATATTATATAATCCAAACGTTAGTGTTAGAAGTGATATAACTGGATCAAATACATCTGCCAATGGAGTTGTTAATCCAACCACTAGATATGTCAATCCAATAGGTAATGAACCTCCTGTAGCGGGGCAGGTTAGCTATTATCCATATAATAAAGCTTATGTGAGTGAGTCAGGCCATCTTAAAGAAATAGACGATACTCCCGGTAATGAACGTTTGTTAGATCAGCATGTATCTGGTACATATCAGGAAATGAAGGCTTCAGGCGACCATGTTATCAAGGTGGTTGGTGACAGTTATACAATTGTTGCGGGCGCAGATCATATTACAGTTCAAGGTTCTATATTAGTTCATGGCGAACAAGAATGTAATATGAGAATAGGTGGTTCCATTAATATTATAACAGATGGAGGATGTAACTTAGTATCAAAGGGGGCACTAAGAGTTAGAGCTTCTAGTTTGGCTTTCGAATCCACATCTGGTGATATTTCATTCCTATCTGCTGCCAATTTAACTATGACAGCCGCTGGATCCACTAATATTAAAAGTCAATCGACAGCCATACAAAGTGATAATATAACATCTATTAAAGCTGGGCAGAATTTGGTTATAGAAGCTCAAAAGATATCAGAACATTCTATGTCTGATATTGTCGCTCAGGCAAGAGGAGGAATTTATATGCAATCCCAAGGCGATACAGATATTATTTCTGGTGGCAAGACTGTATTAACAGGATCATCTATAGAATTATCCGGGATATTAAATGCACAAGGGCAAACTAATATGTTAGCGGCTGGTACTCCTGTTCAAGGACAAGGTTCAGCTAGTGGTAGTAGTCAATCCCCAGATCAATTTGTTCCAGCTCAATTATCTAATGGATCTGGTATAACTGGATCTAACAATCCAGATGACGTTTATATGATGAATGATGATGATACCCAATCTGCAATGACAGCTATTCAAACAGGTCTTAAAAATGGTACTATCCAATCTGCGGATCTTGTACCCCCTGCGGCTGGTCAATCAGATGCGGCTGGTGCGCCTAATGTCAATTTTAATGCTATTCCAACTTCTATTATTGCGTTGCCTAGTGGAGGTGCTTTAGATAATCTTCAGCTATCGCCTAATTTCACTTTGGGAAGACTTTCTAAACATGCTTTGGCAAGCCCTACATCAGTAGTAGCTCAACATGGGTTAAGTCAATTGCAGATGGTACAAAATCTTCAAATGTTAGCATTGAATTCTCTGGAATTAATTAAGAAAAAGTTTCCAGACATGCAGATTACAAGTGGATTTAGATTAGGAAGTTCTAAATCTCAACATGAACGAGGTATGGCATGTGATATGCAATTTGCATCTG